ATTACCAGAAACATTTTTATCCCCTGCTCCAGTAATCGTATAATTAGTGGTATAATAAGAAAAAACTTTATTATGATTGATAATCCTTTATCTTATATTTTAATCCGACCAAATGTGATTAATGAATATGGTCTTAGAGAACTAAGAGAGCACATTGAAAGAACAAATAAAACTGATTTATCTGTCTTCGATCCACAAAAATCTAATCAAACTGGAGGGAAAGAGTGGATAGTCAATAAAGAAGTTCGTGATACTCAACACGTTGAAGCAGGACCACTATTCCCAAAAATCATAGATCTTTTAAAAAGCACAGTAAAAGAAGTTATCAATCCATTTTATGGTATTGAGATATTAGAAAGTGAAGTTCCACAAATCCTCTCCTATGGAATCGGAGGTCACTATTCTCCTCATGTTGATGGAGAGTCATTGTGGCAAACTCCGGATGGTGAGTTGATATGGAAAAAATCAACCGACCGAGATATATCTATGGTGTTTTATCTCAATGATGATTATGAAGGTGGAGATTTTGTATTTCCAGATCTCAAAGTCCGAGTGCGTCCCGAACCTGGAATGTTAGTCTGTTTTCCCTCCAATCATCACTATCGTCATGGTGTTGAACCAGTCACAAAAGGACAACGATATAGCATTGTATGTTGGGCGACCGTAAAAGGATTTCAAACAATGGAACAACAAAATGCTGAACTTTCTCAAAGATATAATTTAAATATAAATAACTAGAGTAATTATTACGATAGCAATGCAATACATTAAGCACTATTATGTTGATGATGATCATAACACTTTTTGTTGTGAAACATCATCAAATCCAAAATACAAGCGCCATCCTTGGAAAGAATATTCTGGCCTCGATGTAAAAGTATGGTTGACTGATTCTGATGGAGTTGATGTAATGCTCGCAGAACTTCCTGATAGCACATCAGTATCTACAACGGTTTCTGATTGTGGTAAGAATTGTATTCAAGTTTTAACTGAGACTGAGTATAATACTGTTTGGACTCCTTATTCTGAAGCACTAGCACTTTATGGTGAGGCAATGGAAGCAAGAAATACTGGGGATGAAGTAACAGCAGCATCAAAAGAAGCAGAATCACAAACCAAGATGGATGAGGCAACCACGGCAATTCGTGCACTCTAATTTTTTATACTATTAATTTTTATGAACTTTATTGTTTACTCCAAAGATAATTGCCCTTGAAGCAGAAGTGGCAGCACTCAAAGCTGGATAGACACCTTATAAACTATCACACACCCTGTCAGAATCCTCCTGATGGGGTTTTATAGTAAGTGGAGATATATTCCCCTGTATGATGCTATCCCGACTGGATAAACTCGTTTTCATAGTGTCTTTTATGGCTCTTATGAACTGGGGTGTCAGACTTTGTAACCTTATTATGCACCCATGATTGAACTGATTGCCTCTATTGTTGTTGACCTGTCTGAACAGAAACTCTATGCACATACTGAGGGTGGAGATGTACATGAGTTTGTAGTATCTACTGGTAAGGCATCAACACCAACACCACTGATGAATGATGTTATAGATAATAAACATGAGATCAATGATCTCTATGGTCCTGGCTATTACATCAAAGATGTTCCTTATATCATGTGTTTCAGGCAACATGAAATCTATTGTATTCATCCTAATACCACAACTGCACCACTGGGAGCACCACACTCTATGGGTTGTGTGAGAATGAATGAAGAAGATGCAGGATGGTTATTTGAAAGGACACCTATTGAGACACCCATTACTGTGCAAGAATGATTTCTTTCAAAGTCCCAGAGTTATACCATTGTCCCATGTGTTGGTTCGCCAAGGAGTTCCTACGCAACCAATCAGTCACTATCTCTGTTGAAGAGAAGAACTTGGGACAGACTCTGGGGTTTTGTACTGCCCTGGAAGATGAGTTCTTGATTGAAATTAATATCAATCAAAAAGATATGGAGAAGATAACTACATTCTTTCACGAGTGCATGCATATTTTACAGCATTTAGATGCTATGTCAAGGGATGAAGATGAAGCAGAGACCTTTGAGAGTATATTGCTTGACAGATGGGTCAAAAGTCTGTAGAATTGGTTTGTCGGTTTTCAAGGATTGATTGTGACTGCTTCTAAGCAAAAGATGATTTGTGTAGAGCCTGTGAGCCGCAAGGCAAAAAACAGATTCGATAACGAAATGGACAAGCTGCATTCCTGTGTAGTAGAACAGGAAGATGACCAGTTTATGTTTCTGTCATCTATCAGTGGTCGTTACCATTTCTGGATGCATAAGAGTGATGACAAAGATTGGAAGGTAGTCAAATAATATATACTATAGCTATGTCATCATTTCCTGATATGCTTACTGAAGATGAAAAAAACGAACTGAAAGCATTGAAGAATGCAATTGATGAACACCCCTGGTCAGTCCATCAAGATAAGATGGAACGATTTACAGAACTCTTTGTAAAAACCCTACCAAGACAAGAACAAAATGACAGAGTACGCTAAGTTACTTGCTGCAAGAATGCAGATAGAGAACATAGTACAACTTACATCCGATAACAAACACAAAGACTATTTTTATAGGCATCTAGTACTCATTCATGTAGAACTTGAAAGGCAACTATCCAACATGGCAGAAGAACAAAAGACCTTCTTGACAGACAAGGATAGTTCCCCTACAATATTGGAGTAATCAAAGGAGAAGATGGGACGAATTGTTTATGAGGATGGCACTTTAAGACAGATGAAGTATTTGTATTTGGTAGACCATTTTGTAGGGTTTCCTACAAGTGAATATGGTGGACTATGGAATGTAGTTGCCTCATCAGATGAAGAGGTCTATGACCTCATCGTCGAAGACGATGGAGACATGAACACTCAATGTTATGGGAAGCTTCGTGAGAACATTATGAAAGCTTCTAAATATGCCCTAGCGGATGAAGTAGAATCCAAAGTAGTCGATTCTTTCCTAACATGACTCACGACAAAAACGACAAGTATGATGAGTATGCTGTTGACTTTCACGGAAATGTAGAGCATACAGAGGATGAAGTTGACCCTAATGAGGCAACCATCGACGATTGGCATACAAGGCATCAGGATAAGTTGTTAGACAAGTTCTGTGATGCTCACCCCTCTGCACCACAATGTAAGGTATATGATGACTAGTAGAGGAGGTACTTTATCTACAGACCATATAGACCCTACTGAAGGTATTCTAATATCTGGTCTGGACTGTTTATGTGGAATGTAGTAAAATGACAAAGGAAAGGTACTGCCATGACTGAACAAGAAAAACTCGCATTAGACCTCTTCATTGAAAGTGTAATGACTCCTGACTCAGAACTCAGGGTGGTGGCTCATGAACAGGGATGTTTTGATGAGTTGATGGAAGTGAGGAAAAATGTATTAGAATTCTTGTACCAGTGTGAATCCCTCAACAAATCTCCATTCTCATGATTTCATTCTCTCCTCGTGACCTCATCTACTATAATGGGACGTATGGTATGGTATCCTTTGTCGGTGATGATTACATCGTAATGGATTGTTGTACCAGTACAGGTAGAGACTACCCACGAATCATTATCTTTCCTGAGAGATTTGGAGAAGTAATACAAGTGAGAGACCATAAAAATGATTGAGACATTTCTATTCATTATTGCAGGGACCACAGTCACCATGAGAGGGTTCAGTGTAGAACCAGATGTTGTGGTTCCTGATAAGATAGTTAATATCTGTGCTGAGATTAATAATGTCAACCCATATGATCCCCGTATGTCACACAACACTGAGTTGAAACTGTACGATTGTTATTCTGTATACCTAGGTTACTATGATTAAAATGATATACACTGGATGCACAATCGAACAAGTAAGATGGGGAAACAACGATGACCCCAGAGGAGTATTAGAAGAAGGAAAATCATATCAAATAGAACATATCAGACATCATAAGTGGCATACCAAGTACAAACTTCAAGGCATTGATGGTTGGTTTAACTCGGTTTGTTTCAAGGATACTAAATAAGTAAAAATAGTACTGGTATCATGCCATTAGGTAATCCAATATCACTGACTCGTAATGTGGCTTCAAGAGAAGTATCTGTTTCAGCAACAGCAGAACAGACACCATAAAAAGTGTCACACACCCCTTGATTTCTCAATAAGGCTCCTATATACTACTAAGGTAATCGTTCAGGAGTCCTTCTAATGTCTGTTGCCTATCTCGCGGCCCAGAAGCAACGTTTTCGAATTACGTTGGAATTGGATGTGCAGGGAGACTTCAACCCTCACAATTTAGATTGGGAAAAAGTCCTTGATATTCAAGGAAATGAGAAAGTAGCGGCATATGTAGAGGATCTGTCAACACCCGACGTTTGGTGACTTATGGACTCTAAAGATGTAATCAAAGAAGTACCAAGTGACTTCTTTGATGAAGCTGTTGAAGCCATGTATGAGACTGACCCAGAAGATTGGGTAGGTTATGATGACAAATGTGAGGACATTGAATTCATTTCTGAGGATTATGAGTTCTAAATAACTCATCTGATACAGAACAATGAAGTGGGTTCTCACTGGTTGTGGTATTATCTTAGGTATATCACACATTGGTATGATTGGTATGTTGGTCAATAGAAACCAACTACCAGTCATTAACCTTCCTGTAGGAGATTACACATCTTACACAGTTGAAGCAGGGAAAGACGGATATAGAATACAATATTATGGTAATGACCCTAAAGTTTTAACAACAACTACTGATACAGAAAGAAACAACGGATTGTTTGGTATTGGTGGTTCATCAAACACAACAACATCACGTCAACATACCATCAACGGAGGACAGGTATCTGAGGGAAAGTTGACTGCAAGACAATTAGAGTGTATCAAGGCGGTAGGTGGTGGAGAGAGCTCAGGTGCCCTAGTGGGAGCTAGTGTAGGAGCTGCAGTTGCACCAGCATTCACAAGTATTCCGTTCGTTGGTTGGATACTTGGTGGATGGCTTACAATGTTTGGACAAGAACAAGGATCACAGGTTGGTGGTGACATTGCATCTATGATGGAACAATGTGAGACAGAATTAGAAGGTCTTGATAAATAATAAAAAACGTGTGTCAATAATGAAAAGTTTCGAGCAATTTTCTGAAGACATTGAGATTACTAGCAACAGATATAATGACTTAGTATCTCGTCGTCAGATGAAGGATAAGAAGAGAAGTAGGCGTAAGGTTGAACATGAGTTCTCACGCTCAGAGAACCAAGAAAGAAAGACTATGAAGAAAGAACGTGAGCAAACGTTCGGTGAAGTGTATGACCCTGAAGTTCAAGGTCGTTCACAGATAAGAAAGACTGGTGAGGGTGGTAGAATGTATCCATCCAAGAAGAAGAGTAAGCCTGAGATTAGAAGACAGAAGGCTATTGGTGGTGGTAAGACTGCACCTGTAGAGTATAAAGATAGAAAAGATATTGGTAAGGCTAAACCAAGAAGTGAGAGAGAACAACAACCAACACGCGAGAGAGGAAGTGCAGAAGTAAAACAATCTTATGCTGATGCTATTAAGGCAAGAAGAAGAGAAGAAGCAAAGAAACGTGCAGCCGCCAAGAAAGCTGGTACAACTCACGAGACAGGTGTAAAGAAAACAAGTGGTAAGGATGCATCAAAAACAGCTAACAAATTGTTGAGTAAGAAGACTGAAAAGAAGGTATCACCTGATTACAAACCTGCGAAAGCCAGTGGTCTTACAAGAAGCGAGAGAATGTCTCAGCAACGTAAGGGTGAGGCAAAACTCAAAGGTATTATGAAAGACCAAGAAGTCAGCCGTTATAAGCGTGAGACGGGACAAAACCCCGACCGAAAGGCAAAAACAAAGATACTTGGTAGAGTTGCTAAGAGAATGAGCTCATGAAGATTAGAATGTTTGAGAGTAAGACAGCAGCTGTAAACTTTGTCAAACAAAAGACAGGTTGGGACACAGCTAAGGCAACACGTCACGTCAATCAATTCTTGTTCAGAAGTGATGAAACTAATAGGTGTTGGATTAACGTAGAGTCTATTGATTAAAGTTAGTAACCTCCAAAGCTCCCCTATGGTGTAAGATTCAATCCTATGGTCCTCTCACCTTTCGAAAGTCAACTCATTGATTATGAAAATGGGAATCTTGACTTTGATGATACTCTGAGTCTCTTTCAATACATCTATGAGACTGAAGCATACAAATGGCTTCAAGGTTCTTATGGACGTACACTCAGCGCTCTCATTGAAGAGGGATATATTGCTACCTTTGACGATTGAGTTAAAGTTAGTTACCTCTAAAGTTCCTTATTATTGTATTCATCCTTTATTATGACTACCACTACTCCTGACCCTATCACTCCTAACACTGAGCGTGTGATGGTTCGGAATACTGTAACTGGTTTTGAACAAGGTATTGCAGCAACTGCTGGTTTGTTTACCGCTGGTCCTGTAGGTGCATTGGCATCTTGGGCCACTATTCGTGGTGTTCAAGGTAAGTGGACGCCTTGGTTTATTCTTGGCATCCCTGCATCTATCGTGTTGAATGTTGTTCAACTGTTGACTCTTGGTTTGATCATTGACGCAACTTATCCTGAGGTTGAACTCAATGAACCTGCAAACATTGAGTATCAGAGTCTCTCTAAGTGATGAAACTACCCTTTACACCTCCTGATGGTTACTCCTACGAATATGAGGAGAACTATAAGCGAAACGTCACCCGTATCTGGGTGAGGAATCATTATCAATTCCTCTACAAGAATGGTGAAACCGCCAGGAGTTGTTGGGGTTTCTATGATGTTAAGAAAGAGAAGTTTTATGCTCCTATCAACGCCAAACAAGTTGGTAAGGAGGTAGAACTATCCAACACACGTTGGGCATCAGCAATGCCCATCACTCGTACTCCCTTAATGGCTGCATTTTATGATTAAGAAACTACTTCTCGCCACTATTGGTGGTGTAATGTTCTCAACTCCTGCACTTGCAGAGTCTGAGTATCTTCAAGGTTACAAAGAAGGTATGAACGTAGGTCTGTTTATGGCTTATTGTTCAGCCTACATGGAAGGTGACTACAAAGACCAAGGACTTGCTCGCCACATGACATTTGCATACTACAATGAGATGGATGCAGGTAATCGTGAATGGGCACGTGAAACTAGGTCTACATGTGTCCCCAATTAAAGTTAGTTACCTCCAAAGCTCCCCTATAGTGTAATCATCTGATTCAATGAAAAAAGTTCTTCTGGCTCTCGTTTCTACTTTGGCTATTGCCTCTCCCGCAGTTGCTGGTGAGGTTCCTACCTCTGAGGGTTACATCAATGGTCATCATGTGATGGCAGTTGATGGTGGTCCTCGTGGAACTGACCTCCTGATTGTTAACGGTGGACAGCAAGATATTGCTGTCAACTGTAATGTGACTGAAGAGTACACCACCTATGGAACTCTTAATGGTAACACTGTTTACAGCATCGTTGAACAGTGGTGTTCCTGGTAATTATTGTTAGTTACCTCTAAAGTTCCCTAGTAATGAACCTCCCCCACACCTTGTGTGTGGGTGACTAAACCAAACGGGAGGCTGGTTCACCTCCCACCAACACACAGGGCATCTTGTATGGCAGGGGTGCTTGACAAGTGTAAGTCCCTGTGTTATACTATAAATACTATACCCCTGCCAAAAGAATATGTTTTACACATACGCTTACCTGCGTGAAGATGGAACCCCTTACTACATTGGTAAGGGTAAAGGTATGCGTATGTTTTATAAGTATGGTAAGAATACTAAACCTCCCAAAGATAGAAGTAGAATAATAATACTAAAACAGAATATTACAGAAGAAGAGGCATTTAGGCATGAAAGATATATGATAGCAGTGTTTGGTAAGAAATGTGATGGCACAGGTATTTTGATGAATATTGCTGATGGGGGTAACCAGCCTCCCACTATTTCTGGTGCCAAGCATCATATGAAAACAGAAGAATATAGGCGAAGAGTAAGTGAGAAACTAAAAGGTAGAAAGGGACATCCTCCTCCTAATAAAGGCATTCCTATGCCACAGGAAATAAAGAATAAAATAACTGGTGAAGGTAATGGACAAGCACAATGGTGGAGAATAACATTCTCTGATGGCAGACAGATAGTAAGGTGTGGTTTGACTAACTGGTGCAAAGAGAATGGTTATAGTAAGCAGCATCTTTCTAAGATATATTTGAAAAAAAGAAAGCGGCATAAAGATATAGTGGCAGTTGAGAAGTTGTAGGTTATAATGTTAGTAACCTCCAAAGCTCCCTTATAGTGTAGATACAACACTCACAATGGCAACAAGGTCACGCATTGGCATTGAACTCTCTAATGGAGATGTTCTCTCTGTGTATCATCATTGGGATGGTTATCCTCAGTGGTTGGGTAAAACTCTCTGTGAACACTACAACACAACTGAGAAAGTATCTGAGTTGATTGATGGTGGCGATATGTCAGTCTGTTGGACTGATGAATGCTTCCGCAATTCTGGTGGTAAGATTGAAAAGAAAGCAGAATATGGTCCTCAATACTATTCTGAACGTGGTGAAGATTGTCCTCCTCGTGTCAATACTCTGAGGGAATATTGTACTGATAAGGAGATGGGTGAAGAGTATCACTATCTGTGGACTCAGAAACATAATGTCTGGACCTGTCGTGATATGAAACAGTTTCAAGATGGTGAACCTGAGTTTGTTGACATTCCCTTGGACTGATATTATTATTAGTAACCTCTAAACTTCCTTATTTCTGTAACACAAACTACTCCAATGTCCGACACTCCTTCCACTCTCCAACGTATGAAGGAAATCCGCCAGATGTGGCGTGATAATAACTTCTTCTTCACTCCCGAACAACAAGAAGCCTATGAAGTCCTGAGTGCACGTCGTAAAGAACGTGTCCTGGAACTTTATAAAGAAGGGCGTGTGTGGTCTGGTCCATCTGAGGCTGGAAAACCGTTGGAAGAATGATAATATGGGGGTTGCTATTATTGTTAGTAACCCCCAAACTTCCCCTATTACATAACCACTTTTATTATGACCTTCACTGCTACTCTGAGACCACATCAATTTGACGCAGTAGGTGCTATGATAGATAACAACAAGGGGCAAATTATTTGTCCGACTGGTTCTGGAAAGACCCTTATTGCTATCTTCGATGCGTACAGAGAATTTAAGAGTTCTACTCCTAAGACTTGCGTTGTTGTTTCTCCTAGGCTACTGCTATCTAATCAACTCTGCTCCGAGTTCCTAGAGCATATTGACAACGCACATGTCTTACATGTTCATAGTGGTGAGACACAATATTTCAAAACTACTAATCCCAATCGTATCAAGTTGTTTGTTGATAATGTAGAGGGACATAAACTCATCTTCACTACCTATCATTCTCTACACCGTGTCGTTGAAGCTGGTGTGAAGGTTGATACTATACATTTTGATGAGGCACATAACAGTGTACAACGTCACTTCTTCCCTGCTGTAGAACATTATGCACAGGAGGCAAATCGTTCTTATTTCTATACTGCCACACCTAAACATTCTCTGTCTGTGTTCAAACCAGGTATGAATGATGCTGAGGTTTATGGTAATGTTATTGTGAATGTTCCTGCACCTCAACTCGTTGAAGAGGGTTACATTCTCCCTCCTAAGGTTGCTGTCAAGCAGTTGCCTATGGTTCAAGACAAACAGATGGTTGCGGAACGTGATGCTGAGAACCTGGTAGAAACTATTGATGAACACTCACTCAACAAGATTCTTATCTGTGCTCGTTCTACTCGTCAAATTGTCAAACTTGTTACTGAGTCTGACTTCTCCACTGAGTTACAAGAACGTGGATATTCTGTGATGTACATTACCGCAAAGACGGGTGGCGTCATTGATGGTAAGAAAGTTGGTCGTGACGAGTTCTTCAAAACTCTCAACGAGTGGGGTAAAGACTCCACCAAAAAGTTTGTAGTTCTTCACCACTCTATCCTGTCTGAAGGTATCAGTGTAAGCGGTTTAGAGGCAGTGTTGTTCATGCGTAACATGGACTACATTGGTTTATCCCAAAGCATTGGACGTGTGATAAGGTTAGGAGGTCCAGAGAAGACCTTTGGACTCGTTGTGGTTCCAGTTTATGACCGCGTAGGAATTAACACCGCCAAGAGTGTCCAGGCGGTCGTAGATACTGTGTTTAATGAAGGTCAACCTGCTGTGTCTGTAGTGAGAAAATGAAACAGATAAACTGTAACATTCTGGATTCAGTTGTGCCACCCCAGGGTTTTATCTCTGGGGATTATGGTGTTATACCATATGGCAATCAGTTCATTGTGATATACAATGGAGAGCAACTGAAGTTGTGTCGTTCAGAACAAAGTGCAAGGAACTATATCAAGAAACACAAACCAGTTAAAGTTAGTAACCTCCAAAGTTCCCTTATTGTGTAACCACTGATTTATTATGATTCACTACCTCGTCAAATGTCCCTCTGAT